ATGTAGATTTAATCCAAGAAAACTGTTTGTTGAATACTCAATTGGTATAACCAAAGGGTAAAGATCATAGAATGGAAGCGTTTCTTTATACTTTGGGTCATATGCAAAAAGATACATTGATCCCATTTCAGGAAGAGAAGTTTTCTTAAAAAACTTATTTTGGTCTCTTTTATATAACCCACTAATACTATCTTTATACCATTGCAAAGCTTCTTTTGAGGAAGGTGATATTTTCTCAGAAGTGTCTTTTAATAGATCTAAAAAGTTATCGCTTGGTATTGTCATTAAAATTTAATTCCTAGCTCTTTTTCTGTAAAAATGTGAAAAGACCAACCTCTGTCTTTACAAAATTCTGTAGCCGCTTTCCATTTAGCCTCGTTTACACCCCAAGTTTTAACCTCTGTAAGATACCTTTTGGTAACTTTAGATTGTTTTTGAGGAGGTACAGTTTGTTTTTTTGGTTTAACCTCAATTATAGCTGTTTCTTTGAGACCTTGTTTATTTATTTTGGTTACAATAAAATCAGGAAAATACCTGTGAACCTTACCATCAATCGGAGAACGGTAAGGTATTATAAGCTCTTCAGACCCCCAGTTGATAACGTCTTTATGCTCATCCAAATATAGCATAAGTTTCAATTCCCAGCCAGAGCGATAAATAATATTGGTAGGATCACCACGATATTTTTGAGGATTTTTTGGTTTGAAAAACCCTTTGTAGGTAGCCATTTCTAATCCATTGATAAATATTCTACTTGATATTTAGGGGTTAACAGGACAAATTCATGGCTGGAATAACAGACTACATACCACCGTTTTTACCAACAAAACCAAAGACACGTTTAGAATATAATTCATTCCCAAATGATTTGATAGCTGGTGGTCGACAGTTTTGTATGGACATGCAATTTATGGAATACAATGCTGTAAGCATGACAAATTTTGGTCAAACTTTTTTTGGCACTCCATATTCTTCTGCAAATTATGTACCACGTGGGGGTATAAGACTTCCAGTACCTAAAAAACTAAACGATGTTCAAACTGTGGTTTGGGAAGAAACTTCTCTCACATCACAAGCTTCATCAGTATTAGGTACTGCAGGAGCTCTTGCATCATATGGAAGAGGTGGCGTTGCAGGTTTGAATCTTTTTAATACTGCTGGCAATATTGCTGGTTCTTTGTCTGGACCTGCAGCTATTGGTGGTGCATTTATAGGTGGTGGTGTAAGGTTAAACCCACACTTGTTTATGTTATTCAAATCGCCAACATTTAAAGAATATACATTTCAATGGACATTAAACCCTAAAAATGAACAAGAATCTTATACTGTAGCTAGGATTATTCAACAAATTAAAACTGCTATGTTACCAAATACTAATGGTTTTTTTGGATCTGTATTGTTGGGGTATCCAAAAATTGCAATAATTAAATTATATCCAGATGATTTTTTTACATTTAAATTAAAACCGTGTGCCATTTTGTCTGTTAATGTTGATTATACTGGAGCAGGTCAACCATCATTTTTTAAGAAAACTGGTGCACCGACTGCTATTCATCTTTCTATCGCGCTTAAAGAAATACAATACAACACTTCAAATAATTTAAATGCATAAGGTGTAAAATGGCTCAAAGATATTTCGAAAATTTCCCTATTATCAACTACAGTAATACAAATGTTGTAGATATTACTAAACGAGTTGCATTACTAGAATCAGTTTCAAAAAACCCTTATGTTTTTTACCCTTATGAATTAGATGTTCATGAAAGAGCAGATCAATTTAGCTATAGATATTATGAAGATGCTTTTCAAAGTTGGCTTTTATACTTAACAAATAAGATTGTTGATCCTTATTATGAGTGGTATTTGTCAGAAACAGAATTTAATGATTTTTTAGAAAAAAAATACGGATCTGTTTATGCTGCTCAAACTAAAATTAAAAATTATAGAAATAGTTGGATTGGTGATGAAAACATCAGCGTTTCAGAATACAATGCATTACCTGCAGGCAAAAAAGATTACTGGGAGCCAATTATCGGCGCATCAAACGTAATTGTTTCATATTCCAGAAAAAAGATAGATTGGGAAGTTAATACAAATAAAATTATGACATATACAGTTAACAGCAGTAATGGGTTTGTAGTTGATGAAGTAGTTGATATTGTTTATGATGTTAACACAACTGGTAAAGGTCAAGTTTTATCTATAACTGATGGAGTTTTAAACATACAACATGTTTCTGGAACATATGACCAAAATAATGGTTATATTTACGGCACAGAAAGCAATTCAAACACCAATTTTACAACAGTTGTTACTTCTGCAAGCAATATTGCAGAAGAAGAACAGGTTTATTGGGCTGCGGTGACTTATTATGATTTTGAAACTTTTAAAAACGAATATAATAAAACAGTAAGAATTCTTGATAATAGATATAATGGTTTAGCAATTGTTAATATGAAAGAGTTGATGAAGGTATAATGGCTTACGGCGATATAAACATTCAATCTTTAACTGTTGGTGGATTAAATTTGGCAACTCCAAATCCAAGTTTATTTGCATCAACAATTAACATTTATGAGAGCATATTAGATCCTCTTGGACCACACGGTGAAATTAGAGTGGTTGATGCTATCGATGCGTTAGGACAAGCTAACATAAATGGTAAAGAAGATGTGCAAATAACTTTTAGTTCTGGTGGTCAAATGGGTGGTTCTACCAAAACTATGAAATTTAAATTATTACAAAATTCTAACTTACAAGATGGTTCTGAATCTAGCTATGGATCTGGCAGAAATAAACAATATACATTGAAGTTGGTTAGACCAGAACTTATTGCAGCTCAAGGTAACTATGTACAAAAAAGCTATAATGCTTTAACAAGCGATATGGTTAAAGATATAATTAAAAATTATCTAAAATCGGATGCACAAATAGAAATTAGAGAATCAACTCGCGGTCAAAGAAGATTTGTGTTCAATCAAGATCATCCAGTAGCAGCTTTAAAAAAATTAGATAATGAACACGTTTCAGCTCAAAATGAATCTTCTTTATTTGCTTTGTTTATGACTGATGATGGTGGTCAACAGAAATATGTTTTTACAACTTATGAACAATTGTTTACTCAAGGACCAGTTGCAACGCTTACGGAATCTACAGGTTTAGGTTCTGGCATGGTATCAGATAGAGAAAAAGAAAATTCAATAATTTGGTTTAGAGCTTCTGATTCTTTCTTTACTGCTTCTAGACCATTAAATAACGCCACAGCTCAACCTTATAATTTGGCTAGTGGAAAACAATACATCCATAGACCAGAACAAAAATACAATTTTAAATATGCAGATTCAGGCGGTGTTTATAATAATTATTCTGGAGAAGCAGCTGTTCCTAGACCTGTTGTTAATGATACTTTGAATAATAAAAATCAAAAAACATATGTTGCTGATGCAAGACAAAAAAGAGCAGCATATATTTCACATTTGGCTCAAAATGCTGCAGAATTAGAAATACCAGGAAATACTAACATAAAAGTTGGTAGTATGATACAACTTAATATACCTGGAAAAACTGATGCTACTATGACAAATAATGGTGAAAGACAAATGAATGGTAAGGCTTTGGTTGTTTCTATAAGACACAAAGTAAAACCTATTACTGAATCACCAAGATATACAATGATTTTAAGAGTTGTGAAAGCTTCGTTTAAAGAGGGTGGTGGTGGAAATGGCTAAACTTTATGTTGCTGAAGTTAGAAACATCAAAGATGATCCAACTCAATCAGGACGTGTGAGAGTTAGAATTTATGGTCATAATCAAGATCAACAAAATATTAAAGATGAAGATTTGCCATGGGCTTTGCCATTGCAACCAATATCTTCCGCTGCAACAAACAACGTTGGATTAATACCAACTGGTCTTAAAGTTGGTTCAAGAGTTGTTATAACATATTTGGAAAATGATGTCAGCGAACAATATCCAATTATTTTAGGTTCGTTTGCTCGAGCTATTAAACCAGAAGGTGTATGATGGCAAATCAAATAGTTTATGATCCATTAGGAAATGTGGTTGGAACTTATGATAGTGCAACACAAAGTGTTTCATCTATAACACAGTTGCCGACTGCTGCTGCTTTATCTCCAACACAACAAGATCCTGAAAAGGGCGATCAAGAACAAAAATCAATTGACCTTGGAAGATTTGCATTTTCTACTGATCCAAAAGCATGGGGAGTAATACCAGCCCACAAATATGGATCTAATACTGGCGTTCCAGAAGCACCAAAATTTAATGAAATGCCATTCAACGCATTTCAAAGCGGTGATTCAACTGCTAAAAAAGCTGCTGATGCTTCTAAAGTAGGTCAAGCAAGAAAAAAACCAACAACAGCTTCTGCAGAACCAGATCAAACATTACCACAAGCAGTTATGGCAAAAGACCCAAACGGACAATCTCAAGTTTTTGCTAATATGATGAAAAGCTTGATGACTGTTATGATGTTGCTTTCTTTATTGGGTGGTTCGTCAGGTAAAAAAAGTTCAATTTCAGAACCAACTGGTAAGCTTATGGCTGACACTCTAAGTTCTGCGCTGTCAATTTTATCGAAAAGATACACTGCTGAAAAAGTATTATTAGCTTTCGATAATGGATTTGGAGTTTTTGGTTTAGATAGAGTTATTGCTGAATACAGAGATATGGTTCATGCTGCTCTAGCAAATCTTGTTCAAAATATAATTGTATATGGTGAGAAAAACGTTCCAACACCAATTGTGCCAACATTTACATATGGTACAAATGTTCCTATGCCTTTATATACATCTCCTCTTGATATGTACGTTAAACAATATGAACCACAAGAAGAAAAAGATTTTCCAGGATATATTCTTTGGGTTGGACCTACTGGCTCTAATCCAGCTAGAATTTGGACAAAAAGATTACCTACTGAAGCTCCATACAAAAGCGCAGATGAGGAAATTGCAACAACTACCGCTTATGAAATTGCTGATGCACTAGATCCATATATCAAAGCTGGTTCTGTAACACCAGAAATAATTAATGATATATTAACACATCATAATACAGCAATACAAAATAAAGCAATGGATTTAGGTATTGGTCACAACAGTTCTTCTAACTTGCTTGCTAATTTACCAGCAATTCTTGGATTAGCTGGTACTATACTACAACTTGCACAAACTATTAAATTGCCATTTACAGTTTTAAATATTGGTTCAATGTCATTATCAATGGCTCAGTTTATGAGAAGTATGGCAATATTAAAAGTTATGCAATCAATGTCTATGGGCGCTTTTGGTGGGTTAGGAGCTCTGGGTTCATTGGCTGGATTATCTTCTCTTGTTGGAGGATTTATTAGCGGTGGATTAGCTGCACCTTTAAGCGCATTAACTGGTAATGGAATTGGATCTATGATCTCTAGCGCCTTTGGTGGTGGATCAATAGCTTCAGCTGTTGGTTCAGCTGTGCAAACTGCAGCTGGCGCAGCATTAACAGTTGCAAGCGTTTCTAATGCTATGAAATATTCTGGAGCATCTGCCGCTACAATTGTTGCAGCTTCTAGTGTGGTAAAAAATCTAGGAATGGCAAATTAATGGCTGACAATAGACTACCAAACGAACAATATCCTCTTCCTCCTTATGATGAAGAAAGAGGTAAGAAAGTAAAAGCAGTTTATCCATATTTTTATGGAACAGTGGGATCACAAGGTTCGTTTGAAGGCGGCATTGAAGGCAATCCCGACGATCCAGATTCTTATATGAAAGAATCTATAACAGCAGGTGCTGGTGCTACTCAAGTTATTGATGCACACGGAAACAGAACAGAACTTATTCCTAATGATGACTTTGCTGCTAGTGGTGCTAGAAGTCGTACAGCAACAGGTCATTCTGCAGAATATAACAAACATAAAAACAATGTAAGCGAAGGCGATACTGGTCATACTGCTGGTGGTACTGTTTATTATGGTTCTAAAACATCAGTTGGTGGAACACAGGGTGGTTCGTTTCATAATGATACAGGCGGTGATGAAAACAGAACTTCTTCTGGAAATTCTAATGAGATACGAGATGGTAATATCTCAAAGATGTGTACAGATTATTCTATCGCAGCAACTGGAAATTTTAGCAGTTTTGCAGGAGATGGATACTGGGTTTACTCAACACAAAATCTTGATATAGGTTCTGGTTTGTTCTTACATATTGGTTCAGAAGGACCAATGACCATAAACACAACCACAACAATGAATGTTTCTTCTGTTGGACCAATGTCTATCAATACTTTGGCTACAATGAATCTTTCTTCTGTTGCGCCGATGGGTATTAAATCGTTATCGACGATGAATTTAGATTCAACTGCAGCTATGGGTATTAAATCTCTTGCTACAATGAATGTTAATTCAACTGGTGCTTTGGGTGTTGATTCAACTGGACCGATAACAATTACTGGCGCTACTACTGGATCTATTACCACAGCTGGTAATCTTACACTAACAGCACCAATAATTACATTAACATCTGGAACTTCTACAATTAGTATTTCGCCAGCTGGTATTACTATAGTTGGACCAATGCTAACTATGCTTGGTCTTGGTTCAGCAAGCTTTGGTGGCGCTCAAGTTACTATTGGCGGTCCAAGTATCGACTTCTTACCAACAATTCCAGTATTACCAGGATAAGGAGATAAATATGGCAGGAAGACCAGCACACTGTTGGGGTGATCCAAGAATGAATGGTTTTTTTACCATACCTGGACCAAATTTTCAACCGTTTGTAAGAATTAATGGTCAACCTTGGGCTGTTGCGAATGATACAACTCCAATTGGTGGGTTTTTGATACCTGGACAATTTTTTGTGAGAATTGATGGAATTCCAGTATCTTTGTGTTTTGATTATTCCACACCAGATTTTTGGTATCCGATAACTCACGCCCCACAAAATTTTGATCCCATGCCTTTACCTGGATGGGGATCTTTCGTTACCGTATTAGGATAAAAAAATGGCAGCATTAAACAGAGCCGATGCTTTAACAGGTACTCTTAAACAACAAGAGTATTTTTCAGACTTTTTGAATAATTTCAATAAAACTCCAATCGGCAATCAATTGGGTAGAGTTCTCAATGAAGAAGCAATCAACCAGTCTTTAAAAAATTTAATAAGAACAAATGTTGGCGAAAGATTATTTCAACCAACAGTTGGATCCAATGTTTATAACACTCTTTTTGAACCTATCTCAAACCAAGAATTTAGAAGCGGTAATATAACATCGTTAGAATTTTACATAAGAAATACGATTGAAAGAGACGAACCAAGAATTTTTTTAATTGATGTAAATGTTAAAACAGCAATTGCAGAAAGAGACAGTGCTGGGCAACAATTTAGAAATGGTGTTGTTGGTGATAACAGTGTTATGATAACAATAACGTATCGAATAATAAATAAAACAGATCCTATTACTTTTAATTACGTTCTAAAAAGAGTTCGATAAATGGCAGCAAATTCATCAATAGTCCTTTCTTCTCTTGACTTTGATACTCTAAAAGAAAATTTTAAGAGCTTCCTAGCAACACAATCGGTCTTTAAAGATTACGATTTTAGTGGTTCGAACATCAATGTTCTTCTTGATGTTATGGCTTATAACAGCTATTTGAACTCTTTTTATCTCAACATGGTCGCTTCAGAAATGTTTCTCGATTCGGCTCAAAAATATGACTCTGTAATTTCTCACGCTAAAGAACTTAACTATACCCCAAGAAGTGCTAGATCTTCAGTTTCTGATATAACATTAACTCTTACTGCAGATTCTTCTGGTCAAATTTTAATCCCAAAAGGAACCAGATTTGCTGGTACAAATTCAAATGGCATTTTTACATTTACTACAGATCAATTAAGTTCTCACGTTTCTGTTTCTAATACTTACACTGTTTCAAATCTTATGATTTATGAAGGTAAATATTTTACTGATTCTTATATCGTAGATACTACATTAGAAACTCAAAAATTCTTATTGACCAATAAAAACGCCGACACAGATAGTTTAGAAGTAACTGTTTATGAAAACAATGGAGCAAACACTACTGTATTTTCTAAAGCTCCTAATTTGTTTGGTTTAAATGCAAGTTCAAACGTTTACTTCTTGCAAGCTGCACAAAACAATCTATATGAAATTGTTTTCGGCGACGGTCTATTTGGTAGAGTTCCAGTTAATGGTTCTACAGTAAGCATCAATTATAGAGTTTCTAGTGGTATATTATCTGATGGTATTACATCATTCACACTTGTCGATGATCTAAGCAATTCGAACCCAAAATCAATAGTGCCATCTTCTATTGTTGTTAATTCAAATTCAGCTGGTGGCGCAAACCAAGAATCTATTGAATCAGTAAAATTCAGCGCTCCGAGATATTTTGCTGCACAACAAAGAGCGGTAGCAACAGATGACTATGCTTCCCTTGTTCTTGATAACTTTGGTGGTGTAATTTCAGACGTTAACGTATATGGTGGTGAAACGGTTGAACCTAAGAAATATGGCAGAGTAATTCTAGTTGTTAAACCAGCAAACGGAACAATTGCTCCTGATTATATTAAAAGTCAAATTGCTAACTATTTAAAAGATTATATTGCTCTT